TAAATGTAGTGTGTTGTTTAGTATCCTCTAGCGGATAATCTAGCACACCAATCAAGTTGTCTAACTTATTATCAATAATAGTTTCTGCCATTGCTGCATCGTCAAATGGCAGTTCCTTAAACCACTCTGGCAAACGTAGCTCGTCTGTAGGATATGCTACACTGGTATAGCCTAGTGGATTTTGTTTTAGTTTACAAACAATAACTTTCATACCGTCAACGATTTCTTGCGAATACTTGTCGCCGTTCATTCGTTTAAGTGTATTCCAGTTGATACTTGCTCGAACGTGCCCTGGCATGTTTGCTTTGCCTTGCTTCTGCTCAAGACGCTGATAGTGTCCAATCTTGTTTGCACGTTTGGGTGAGCCTTTCTCCCAACCCGGCATTTCTTGGAACTCTTTTCGGAACACAGTAATACGCTCTAGTACTTCTTTTTCTGGAACATCAGTAAGTACCATAAGCAATAGTTCACTTAAAAACTTCTGCATAAACACAGGAGTATCTGAACGGCGCAAGTCTAAGCCCATTGCTTTTACTTTACCTGGCTTGCCGTCTACGTCTGTTCTAAAACCTTCGTTGTCAATAACCAATGCTGCATAACGTTTCTTAGTAATGTACAAGCCACTTTGTGCAACAATTTCACGTCCTGCTGCAATAACATCACTTCGTGTTTTAGGACAATGAAATGCTTGTGCCATAAACTTTTCAAATGTTGTATTTGCTTGTTCTGCAACTTGATCGTAGAGTGTAATACATTTTTCAATGTTCCAGTCGAGTTTACCTGATTCTACATCATCTTTCAATACGGGCCATGCACTAAAGTACACAGAGTCTGTGTCACCATAGATAACACTTTTACCTACGTGATCATAATCACCTGTGATAACTTTGTTAACTTCGGCACTCATGTGCTTAACAATTTGCCGTCCAGTAAGTGTAGTTGATTGTCCAATACGCTTATCGAAGAATCTACAACCTGGATTCAAAATAGCACCGTACAAACTATTCAAATTAATCTTTTTAACCAGCTGACGTTTGTCCCAGTATTCAATTTCTGCACTGTTATTAGCATCTTTTGCTTTCTTTAGCATCTTTTGCAGGTCTTTACGTTCTGCATACCAACGCTTTAGAATACCTGGAATAACACCTTCAAACTCTGTTGTAAATATTGTGCCGTTAGCACTAAGCATCCACGGCATTTGACTGTCAAATATAAGTTGATAAATCTCTGCACCGCTTAGTACATCTGAACGTCCATCTTCCCAATCTACAGTTAATGCAATATCTTTACGTTTATCCATAACTGCTTCATATTCTTCAGTTGCAAAACGTCCTTCCCAACTACCTGCAAATGATTTTTTCTTTAGCGTAGTATCTTCGTGTACACGAGCATCTGTAATTTCAGGACGTATCTGTCCTACAATAGTTTCTGGAGCCATATTCAATGCACGAATTACTGACGGATATAGTGAATTCAAGTCCATTGAGCCAATATATTTGTGCAAGCCCTTTTTAGGAAACGCAACATACGCACCTGCTGCCTGTGTACTTTCGCTGTCATCACGTTTTGGACGATTAGGTACTTGTAGTCCGCGGTTATGTGCTTCGTTAATAATACCTTGTTCTGTAACAGCAACAGCACCCATTGTCGTTTGCAGTAGAACAGTATTTTCGTGCGCAATGCTATTGCTTAGATCAATAAAGCGTAGCTTCTTGTCTAATTTGTCAAGTAGTGCAGTATCTTGAATGTTATATTCAATAAACTTACGAAAATCATTGTTGTATAATTGATCTAGTGTACCTTCATAAGGTACTTTGTTTTCGCCTACTTCAATCTCACCAATTGCATCTAAGCGATATGAATGACGTTCTTCGTATGTGTATTTGCGATACAGTTCTAAACTGTCTAAGTGTACACGCCCTACCAAGTCAAATGTAACAGCCTGCTTCCCATACTTTTCATATTCACGCTTCTTGGGCAACTGTCCCCACAAGCAAAAGCGTCTTGTGTCATCTTTGCTTAGTACACGACTTACACGATTAACTGTATACGGAATATCATAACCTTCACTGTTCCACCCTGATAAAATATCTGCATCTTGTATCAAGTCTAAGAATGTGTTTAGCATTTCGCCTTCATCTTCAAACAGTACAACACCTTAAGCCTTCAACTTCTTTTTGTGCTTGTTCCATAGTAAGTGTCTTAGGCGGCACAGCAAGACATACCATTGTTTCTAGCCATTGCAAGTATACAGATACAGATGTAATTGGCATAAACGGATCTGCTGGATCAGCAAATCCTCTATCAGGATCAAAGTCAGTCTCAATATCGAAGAACGCAATGTTTAGTTTAGGTGCATCTTGGTTGAGATAGTTTTCACTTAAACATTGGAATATTGGATTTACATCACTTTCAAATAATTCTTTGCTTTTGTTAATAGCAACTTCTTTGCGAAAGTCTTTTGTGTTCTTACATACAATACGACTCAACGGATCTCCGTACATACTTTTGTACTTACCACGTGGGTCTTTGTAATAAAATGTATATTTTGCAGGGTATTCTGTGTAGGTTCTTTTGCCGTCACGACGTTCAACTACACGTATAATATCTTGATCACGATCAAACATCGCATCAACGTATGGCATTTATTTCTCCTTCGTTGCTTGTGGCCAACTTAACCATCTACTTGCCTATGCGGCGAAATCATATAGCAATCCTGCTACATATATAATAGTTAGTCCAAAGTTCATTACAACTAAACTTTTTTCCTTCCATAATACACCTATAACCATCCATAGCGTGTTACTAATAATAAATCCCCAAACATATGCAGGATAAACATTAAAAGCAGCAAGAGTTGCTGATAACAGCAAAAATCCTGTACTAAACCACGCCAACCATTGATATGGTTTTATCATTACTTGTCGTATCCAAGTGTTGCTACCAATGTTTCCAAGTCTTCGTGTGCGTCTGCATGTGCGTCCCAATCACGGTTCTTAGCAATTTTAATTGCTTTGTTAATAAGACTAGGTTTAATATCTAATTCTTCAGCAACAGCCTTTACAGTTTCTTTTAAGCCTGTATTTAAATCTTCTACTTCTTGTAATACTGTAACGCCTTCACGTACTAGACGTTCTAGTTTTGCCTTTTCTTCTGCACCATAGGTACGATCACTCATAGGATTCTCCTGTGTTTATTGTTTATATTATATGATATTTTTAAACGAATGTCAACCTTAAAATACTTTTTTATTATCAAAAGCTCTGTGCCATCCAAAGAATTGTGCTTTATAATCGGAGTGGTCATCGCTTGATAAAGTTTCCCATTCGTGTTTTTTACGTTGTAAGTCTACAACACCTTGATACCAATCTGTAGTATCAATTATGTGTTCTAAACGTTCTTTTGCTTCGTTTGCTTCTTCTAGAGTAGTAAAGTCCTGCTCTATATGTATTACTTCCATTATAACATCATGTGTTACATAGTCAAGCGAAAAGTCTATACCATATTTAGGTTTAATACTTAATAGTTTGTTTACAATAGGACGATTCTTTGCTACTTCTTCTAATTGTTCTCTTGCTTCTCCTGCAAGTGCATAGCGTGTTAGTATCATGCAGTGATCTAATACTAAGCCGTGTTCACTTTTTTCAGTATCGGTGAACCATTCTTGTACAGGCGCAATATGATACTGTATTTCAGTATTCATAATTACATTGTTTGATTTATAGTATTCTAGTTCTAAGGGTGCAGGAACTTCGTAACCATCCTTGTCAAAGTCACGTAAAGGTAATGTTTCTGCGTCTAGTTGCTGGATTGGTTTAGTTAGGTAAGGTGAGTTAGTAAATTCTGGTTTAAGATTTACTAATTGCATTTAAACGTGCCCATAGCTCGTCTGCGATAGATTCATATTGTTTGCCTTTGTGTTTTGAATAGCCTTGCTTTGCTAGTTTCTTTTTATCTTTGTGTGATCCAGCAGCACCGCTTTTACGTAGAGCTTCCATGTCACGCCAGTTTGGATCACGAGGTTTTATTTTACGTTCGTCTGCTTCAGTTAAACGTTCAATAACAGATTCTAAATAATCAATCCTAGATTCGAGGTGTGAAATTCTTTCCTCACTTTCGGTGTGTTTAGTCCAGTAATCTTTGTACTTTCTCATACCTACACCTTTTGACATTTTTTTATCACCTTTTATACTGCGCCAAGTATCAGTGTCTGGGTCATATGAGTATGCTTCATAATCATCATCAATGTCTAAAAATGTTGATCTAGATGTTAAGGTTTTGTTAAGTTTAGTTTTGTTAGTAGCATTGGTAGGTTTTAATGCTTGTTTTTTTTGAACGTTCTTTTTACCTGGAAAGTTAGCATCAATACCAGCAGCACTAGGTTTAGTAATGGCACCTAGTTTGTTAAAAACATCACTATCTCCGCCTTTTTTATAACCTGCACCAAATGATTTGCCTGCATCTTTTGCTATGCTTTTTAAAGCACTCATTGGTCCTTCGTTAACCTG